TACATAGATAAGGTAGATCCAAAATGGTTGCATGAGAATAAAGAATTTAGAAAAGCTAGAACACGGTTGCACTATCTGTGTGAAGCATAAGTTGTTGACTTTTATTCGTACTTAAGGTATAATAAAAGTTCGTTAGGTTAGGTTCAGCAAAATCTTAGCGGATTAATACCCGCATCATAAGATGGTGAGTTTCGAGTTCTCACCCTAAACAAAAAGTAGGAAACTAGCCTGTTATTTTTAGGAGAATCCTCTCCTGTTACTTGAAAGAAATATATGAACACATTTGTATCCGCTGTCCAAAATCAATCTGCCCGCACTGCGAATGGCATGGTTGCTCGTAAATCCACTGCATCAGCTTGCGTTGACTTGTTCTTCAAAGCTGGCGCATCACGTGGTAAGAACATCACCAAAGAATTTACTGCCGCTCTAGTAGAGAACGAAGACGTAGCAATGCGTCTGGCTCTATGGCTGCGTGACGCACGTGGTGGTGCAGGTGAACGTGAGTTGTTCCGTCAAATCATGGTGCACTTGGAAACTTATCGTCCAGAGTTGGCAGCAAAGCTGTTGCCAAAAGTTCCAGAGTTGGGTCGTTGGGACGACGTGTTCGTTTTCAAGACTGAGGCTTTGAAGACTCAAGCATATAGCATGCTTGGTGACGCATTGCGTGAAAAGAATGGTCTGGCTGCAAAGTGGACTCCACGTAAGGGTGATGTAGCTGTTGAAATCCGTAAGTTTTTCGGCATGTCTCCAAAGTTCTACCGTAAGTCCTTGGTTGAAATGACTAAGGTTGTTGAACAAGAAATGTGTGCACAAAAGTGGGATGAAATCAACTTCTCCCATGTTCCATCTGTGGCTGCTGCTCGTTACAAGAAGGCATTCTTCCGTAACACTCCAGAGTATGCAAAGTACGTAGCTGAGTTGATCAAGGATCCAAAGGATCGCACTATGAACGTGAAGATCAATGCTGGTGCTGTATTCCCATACGATGTGCTTAAGGGTGCTATCGGTGGTTACACTAAGAGCTACAACTCTACCGAGTTGGGTGCGTTGCAAGCCCAATGGGATGCCTTGGAAAACTTCATTGGTGATGCTAACGTATTGCCATTGGTTGACGTTTCTGGCTCTATGACATGCGCAGCAGGTGGTCGCACCTCTAAGTCCCAAACTACATGTTTGGACGTTGCAGTCTCTTTGGGATTGTATATGGCTGACAAGAACAAGGGTAAGTTCAAGGATACGTTCCTGACTTTCTCTGGTGCACCAGAACTGTTGTACTTGAAGGGTAACATCGTTGACAAGATCAAGCAGATGTCTGACTCTAACTGGGGAATGAACACTGACTTGGTGAAAGCCATGAAGAAGATTCTTGATACTGCCGTAAAGGGTGGTGTTCCTCAAGAAGAAATGCCAGAAATGTTGTTGATCATGTCTGATATGCAATTTGACCAATGCGCAAAGTTTGACGACTCCGCAATGCAAATGATTGCACGTAAGTTCGAAGAAGCAGGATACGAGATCCCAAAGATCGTGTTCTGGAATTTGAACGCAGCAGACAATGTGCCAGTTAAGTACGACACTCGTGGCGTAGCACTGGTATCTGGATTCTCTCCAGCTATCATGGTTGCATTGCTTGGTGGTGATACTGAAAAGTTCACTCCAGAAGCAATCATGTTGAAAGCACTTATGGTGCCAAAGTACGACTTAGCTTAATAGGTTCGCATTGACTGGTGTGCGTTATCACCAGTCACCATAATTCAGTATATTTCTGTCTTTATTGGGGTTTTAGGTTCCACGATAGGTATGCCAGATCGAGACTAGACTTGCAAGGTAATGCTCGACGTAACATACTAATACCTACAGACGAAAATTGACAATCGTTTGGGAATATACTGAATTATGGTATAAATACCTTTATGCGGGTAAGCTCAAGGTGAGACGCCAGCCTTCCAAGCTGCGCTGAGTGGAGTTCGATTCTCCCTACCCGCTCCACTTTTTAATTTTATGTATTTCGTTACAAAACAAGAATATGCGAGTAGAATTTCCATCTGTAAAGGATGTGAACTCTACTCGCATTTTTTATGTACAGAATGCGGATGTGCAATACATCTTAAATGCAAGGTTGCTTTTGTTTCTTGTCCCATAGGTAAATGGAAAGAGACCGATGATTCTACTGTAGATGATACAATTGGGGATAGCGATGATAGTTCTATTTTTACTTCAGATTAAACATTGGTACGTTGATTTTGTCATGCAGACAAATGATATGGTGGCAGGTAAAGCCATCTATGGAAACAAGATGGGTATTCTTCATTCTGCGGAACATGCAATTGCCACGTTTTTTATTCTACTTTTCTTTGTAGATCCAATTACTGCTATGGCATTGGCATTGTTTGATTTTGTTACTCACTATCATATTGATTATGTAAAAATGAATTATGGATGCAGAGACATACAAGATCCCAAGTTCTGGAACCATCTCGGGCTGGATCAGATGGCACATCAAATCGTTTACTTAATAATTGCTTTTGCTATCATGTACTAAGACCCTACCGTGTGTAGGGTCATTGTCATTTAGTGTTTACTTTTATTCCGATCTGGTGTATAATAACTGTATTGATTAGGAGATTTCGTTATGAAGATTCGTGTGATTGTGAATGGTGTTTCTTACTACACCACTCGGGCTGCTATCAAAAAGCAAGTAAGTGGTGACTTCTCATTGCAGAATACTGCACTGTATCATGCACTGCATATGATGGGAAAGAATCTTGGCATCGGCACGACAGTGGCTTTGTATGATGGTAAAATGAAGCGCCATCAGTTTGATGTTCAATTGAGTGTAGTTTAAGGAGATATATTATGGGTTTAGACATGTTTGCTTTTTCTGTTGCTAAAAATGATGGCAACGAACAGTTTGTTATTTCTGAAGATGCAGATCGCCATGATCTTGCATACTGGCGTAAGTTCAATGCGCTGCATGGTTGGATGGAAGACCTTGCACGTGCCAATGGCTTTGATGGTGAGTTCAATTGCGTTCCTGTCCTGTTATCGCCAGATGACATCGATGACTTAGAGAATACGGTCAACGAAGGACACTTGCAACCACGTGGTGGTTTCTTCTTTGGTGCTCAAACGATAGAGCCTGAAGATATTGAAGCAACCCAAAAATTTATTGCAGATGCTCGTGTAGCATTTGCTGAGGGTCGTGACGTTTATTACAATAGCTGGTGGTGATATGATTAGGTGGATTGAAAATGTTAGCAAGCAAGATGTGAAACTTGGTTTTCACATGGACGCTGGAAAGAATTCGATGTTGATTCGCATCCAGGATCCTGCCACTGAGTTTGGTAAGATTGCTCATGCTGACATGTTCAAAGAAGTACACGAGTTCGAATTTCTCGATGCTGAAGATGACGATGGTTTCGAGGACTGCGTTAAAATTAGTGATGAGCAAGCTGCCGAGTTGGTTCGTTTGTTGCAACATGCTCTCGATAATTCCATGAACGTAGTTGTTCACTGCCATGCTGGTATCTGCCGCTCTGGTGCTGTGGTTGAGATTGCTACCATGATGGGCTTTACTGCCACTGAACGTCTCCGCATACCCAACATGAGAGTCAAGCACAAGATGATGCAAGTTCTCGGCTGGACTTACGAATAACCCTACTAGCAGTAGGGTGTTTACTTTAATTCCGATCTGATGTATAATCATTGTATTGATTAGGAGAAACCAAATGGCTAAATTTCAATTCTGGACACAAATGACTGCTCGCAAAGGCGAGAACTTTTGCATTATGTCAAACTCTGGTCTGCGTGCTGCGTATCCTTCCATAACTGAAGATGAATGCATGGCAATGATGGATGAGAAAGTTGCTGAGCTAGAGAAAGAAGGTTACGTGGTTACTTGGCAACAAGACTATGCTGAACCTGAGTCTGACTATGGCTTTATTGATGTAGGTGGCATGACGTACGATGAAGTACGTAACTTGTCTCGTGGTGATTAAGGAATTAAAATGCGTAAATTAGCTACTATTCGTGTGATTGATGCACTGAATCCTATCGAGGGTGCAGATGCCATCGAGTGCGCAACCATCGGTGGATGGAAAGTTGTTGTTAAGAAGGGTGAGTTCAACGTTGGTGATCGTGCAGTCTACTGCGAGATTGACTCATGGATTCCTACAGAGTTGGCACCATTCTTGTCTAAAGGTAAAGAGCCTAGAGAGTTTGAAGGCATCAAAGGTGAACGTCTGCGTACTGTTAAGTTGCGTGGTCAACTGTCACAAGGTTTGCTATTGAATCTAGACTCTGCTATCCCACAAACCAATTCATTCGCTGATGGTGACGATGTTTCCGAACTGCTGAATATCGTCAAGTGGGAAATGCCAATGAATGCTCAGTTGGCTGGTATGGCAAAGGGTAACTTTCCATCACAGATTCCCAAGACTGACCAAGAACGTGTGCAGAATCTTGTTGGAGAAATCCTTGCTGCTGCACAAGCTGGCACTCAGTTTGAACTCACTGAGAAGCTGGAAGGCTCTTCAATGACTGTATACCTAATTGATGGTGTGTTTGGTGTTTGCTCTCGTAATCTTGACCTGAAGGAAACAGAAGGTAACTCTTTCTGGGCTACTGCTCGTCATGATGGTATTGAAGAAAAACTACGCACATTGGATATGGATAATATTGCAATTCAAGGTGAGTTGATTGGTCCAGGAATCCAAGGTAACATCTACAAGTTGTCTCAACCAGAGTTCCGTGTGTTTGATATTTACAATATCAAAATGGGTGAGTATGTAACACCATCAGCACGACGCAGGTATGTTGACCAACTGGGTCTGAAACATGTTCCAGTTTTGCTGATTGATAAAGATCTTGGTGTTGGTTCTGTCGATCAAATTCTTCAATGGGCAGAAGGTGCATCAAAGTTAAATGACAGGCAAGAACGAGAAGGAATTGTGTTCAAGGAAGTAAATGGTGGCATGTCATTCAAAGCCATCTCTAACAAGTACCTCTTAGGAGAAAAGTGATGACTGATACAGTAGAGAAACCAAAGATGTGGCAGTTGGGTGTCATGATTCATGGCTACCGATTACAACAAACTTGCGGTGCTTGTCCTGAGCAGTACGATGTGTTTGATGATCTTGGTCAGCAAGTAGCATATTTCCGTCTGCGCCATGGTGGGTTCCGAGTGAATGTGCCAGACCATGGTGGAGAGGTAATATATACTGCGAATCCAAAAGGTGATGGTGGATTCTTTGCCGATGAACGAGTTCGTTATCTAACAGAAGCCGTTATGGCAGTGCAAGAATACTATATCAATCGTCGATGGGACAAAGATGATTATACTGGTGTCGATATTAATCGTTGGACTAATGTAGAGTAAATTTTTATTAAGGAGATATCATGGGTAAAGTAGCAACAGTAATCGCAGCACCAATCAAAGGTGCATTGGGCAATGAAGTAAACGTAGGTGACACTGTCATGGTTGTTACCACTGGTTATAGTCATCGTGTCTCTGTCAACAAGGGCAAGTACGTTGGCTACATCCAGAGTAGTGGTCAACAACGTGCTCGTATCGAAGTAGAGAGCACACGTACATTTCAAGTCAAACCAGATGGCACTGAGTTTAGTTGGTCAAAAGACTACAACTCTGCAACATGGGCTGATGTTCGTCCAACTCTTACTTACAAGACTGAGCCTTATACACGCAAGTCAACGTTGCAGTTGAATCGTATTGCCACTATCAAAGAAGCTGACTTTGGAATCATTGAAGCTGTTGGTAAGTTAGTATAATGCCAAACGACACTGTACGTCGCGATGCGTACTTTTGTATACACACGACCATGCAATCAGGTTTTGAATGCTTGATTCCTGCTCGTGGATACAATTTAAAGTCGTGGTTAGCATTCGAGGACAGACTTGGTGCTAAATACGAATATGACGAAATCACCGAACAAGCATACATTCATTTAATGCTAGGTGATCCCAATGACCCACTTGGAGAAAAGTATGGACCAGCAAGCAAAGGAACAGCACAGCAAGAGACTGCACCAAAAAGAGGTCGTGGTAAAACGAAAGCTGAAGATAGCAAAAGCACACGGACTCCAAGAAAAACAACCGCACCGACTAGCAAAGAAAAGCCCAGTGTCGTGCGGAAATCCCCAGTGCGTAATGTGCGCAAACCCAAGAAAGACGTTCAAGGAACTAACAATTCAGGAACAAAGACACCAACAAGATCTCGAAAGTCAACGGGATCGACATAGTAATGGAGTAATAAATGAATCCGAATCCATCATGTACTAAAGAATGCAGGTTTGCTCCTGGACTTAGTATGACTACTGCAGTCTATTATGCTCCAATCTATGACAAGTATGGTAATAATCTTAATCCAGATCGTAATATGACTTCTGGTAGTATTAACTGCCATACTTGTAATCGTTCTTGGGCATATTACTCTGACTTGAATGGTACAGATTATAAGGAAACTATATGAATGAATGTGATTTTGATGTAGCTTTTGAATATGAGGACCATGTTATCCAAGGCATAATGGTTATTGGTCGTGCAGTGTTACCAGAAGAATATCGTTTTAAAGCATTGAATGACCAAGCATTTAAACAAGACGTGCGAGAAACCCTTATTCAGAAATTGGCTGAGGCATTATACAAAGAGAAACTGGTAGAGATTAATCAAGCACAGGATTCACTAAATGGAGAATGGCGAGTTATTATCCGTGCATTTATGACTCCAGATTCTCAAGTACGACTATTAAGAACGGTAAAGCGATGAGATACTGGACTATTGTATTCCCTGGAGAGTTTGGTCAGTATGTTCAAGAAACATGGACTGAAGAGCAGATTCTTAAATCCTATTATTCGTATTGGTTTCATAAGATGTGCGAAGCAAATATGCATAGTATAATTAGTGATGCACTCTGTATTGTAGATTGGATTACTATTCATTGGGCAATGGAAACAGACGAGTTTGGAAATAAAATATGAGTAACTTATACGTATTAGTTGGAGTTCCTGCATCTGGAAAGAGCACATGGGTTAATAATCAAAAGTGGAAAGACGAATGCGTATATGTATCAACAGATGAGTTTGTTGAGGATTATGCAAAGGAATGTAGTCTTACATACTCCGAGGTATTCGATGATTATATGCCACGAGCATTAGAGTTAATGGTTGAGCGAGTATTATGGGCAAAGTCACTGGGTAAGGATATTATCTGGGATCAGACTAGCACTACTATTAAAGCACGTGCAAAGAAACTACGAATGCTGCCAGATTATTATGCAATTGCCGTTGTATTTAAAACTCCCGAAAATGCAGAATTACAACGTAGATTAACTTCTCGTCCAGGAAAGATAATCCCACAAGAAGTAGTAGATAATATGTGTCTACAATTGATTAACGAACCACCTTCATTAGAAGAAGGATTTATGGAGATATGGCATGCTGAATAAAGTTTACTTACATAAAGATGATTTAGAAACATTACTGCAGTTTCTAAAAGCATTTCCCAATGGCTGTGATGTAGTGGAAGTTATCTCTGATAATAGTTCTGGTATTGGATCTATTATAACTGCCAAAATCTCTGGAATTGCTTTAAATGGTACTGTGGTAGACGTCACTAAGACGATAGTGGACGAGTCCAGCTGGTAACCCTACAGATCTGAGGGTCTTTACTTTAATTCGTCCCAGCGGTATAATAAGTTATACTGAAATGAAAGAGAGATTGAAATGACTGAAAGATACACCGTAATTACCAAGTCTGGTGAGATGACATTTGCTAGCAAAGAATCTGCATGGGACTTCCTCTCTAAAATTGGTACCTTCCAAGGGTTTACCAAAGAAATCTATCCTCGCAACATTGAAGAAGCTGTTGAGTACCACTTGACATATGAACGTAGTGGATTGGAAGGTGTTTTTGCAATGATCCGTCATGCCGAGCAAATGAGAGCTATGGCAAAACACGCTGCCGAAATCCGTCGTGTTGCAGCTGCCTCTGCTCCTAGAGACAGCCATGAGTTTAGGTCACACTTTGATAGCACTTACAGTGGCTACACCTGGGAGTGACTAATCCCCTACAGATCTGAGGGGCTTTACTTTAATTCGGATCTATGGTATAATCATTACTATGATGAAACGAAAAGGAACTGAAATGTCTGCTATGAGTGAGTTGCATGCTGAGGTTGTTGAGATGGTTGTCGATTGCGTCAACTACGACGTGATTACAGAGTTTATGGTGAAATCAGGTTATCCTCGCGAGGCTTGCCGAATCATCATCGATCAGATTGCTAGCGACATCGATGCGCAAGAACGTGCTGCCGAAATTGCTGCAGAATCTTACTTCAACTAAGGTAATATAAAATGGAAACCCAATTGACTGTAGCGGAATTGATCCGCATCTTACAAGCCTTGCCAAACCAAGAAGCATTGGTTGATATGGCAATGAACCAAGAATATCAAAACGCAGTTACTGCATCAGATATTCATGTTTGGTCTCCTGAATTGGTTATTATTGGAGAATAATATGTATACAGTAGAATACAATGGTCGTAATTACTATGTGCGTCATGGTTCTCCCTTTGATCGTGGCTCTGCAGATTCCTATTATGATCGTGGTCGTGATCCACACAAATATCCAAATGGCACTGGCCATGCACCTCGCATTGAATCTAATAATATGACCGAGCAAGAGATTGAAGAATACTTTGCTGGTTATGATTGGAATGAAGATTACGGCGATAAAAAAGAACTGGGATTAATAAACAGGAACAAGAATGCAACTAATTAAGTTATCCATGCCTGGATGGGAGAAAGAATTCTCCACTGAAGACGAATGCAAAGCTGAGTTATACAATTATATCTGCACTCTTTGCCGTAAAGGTACGGAGTTTAGAGAATATAAAGTACCTCCAATCGATGCTAATTCGTCATTGGATGCTATGTTATCATCTGCATGTGGATGCGAGTTTATGGTGGAATAATGAAAATAACTCCAGATCAATTTAGATACGAATGGTTCTCTGGAACTGGTAAGGGTGGGCAACATCGTAACAAACACCAGAATTGCTGCAGGTGCATTCATGAGCCAACTGGTATTCAGGCAAATGGAACTAATTCTAGATCCCGAGAAGATAATCGAGCAGCTGCATATAGCACATGCATATCAAGGGTAATGGCTCACTATCATAAGGATACAGAACGATATCTTGCAGGTAATGAGCGCATTCGCACATATCATGAAGCCGATAATCGTGTAACTGACCATGCCTCGGGTTATGTAGATACGTATAGTAATGTAATGGACAAGGGTGAATTGGATGCCATGATTACTAGTAGAGCCAAAGCTATAAGGTGAAATATGAATACCACTGCACTATACCTGGAGTTTGAGATACACTACCATAAGGACATAAAAGAATCATCACATTCCCAGGAAGATAAACGATGGAAGCAAGGTCAAATAGACTTACTGCAGCGTATGGTAAATGAGATAGATGGAATACCAGAACCAACGCTGCTAGAGAGACTAATAGAAGTCGGTAGCTGGATGGATGAGGATAAAGGTTATAGTGAATCTACACTAGAGAAACAAGCAGAGTTTGCAAGAAACCGTAACTATCACATAACGAATACTAGTAATCCAGTAGACTTTCCAAAATGCAACTGTCATACATGCAGACCAATAGACTATACAGATCCAGAATCCGTCTACATGAGATTATGTCCTGAATGTGGTAATAAAAGATGTCCCAAAGCAACCAATCATACTAACAAATGTACCAATAGTAATGATCCAGGACAAGAAGGATCAATCTATTACAATAGAGAATGGATATAGAATATGACAGATCTAGAGAAACTTGAAGCACGAATCGAATCAGTTGATAGTGCCATTGATGCAGTAAAGTCTGCCGTGGTAGTAGAGAGAAAGATGTCTCATGATAAACATCCTAATGGACACTATACTAAAGCATTGGCAGAACTGTTGACTATTCAATCTGGCTTAAATGCACTACGAATTAGAATGAACGCAGTGGGTAGGTAGATATGAACCTATATGAACTAATAGAGAGAATACGTACACAACGTATAATAAGTGCAAATAATAAAAGAAACCATAGACCAGCAAAGGTTAACACTAAGGATATTGCATGTCCATATTGCTTATCAGATAATGATGCAATTAGGGAAACATACTATGACCAAACATGTAGGGTGTGTGTAGAGAGAATGAATGGTGCTATTTAGTCGTGTTATTTTCGTGGTTATCGCACCGTGCTAAATAGTGCTTATCTATGATTACCCTCAAATAAAATGGCATATAAAGAAAAAGAATGTCCGACCTGTGGTGAAATTCACTATAAAAGAGGTCCATACTGCTCACGCTCATGTGGTAATAGCCGCATACACAGTGACGAACACAAGCAAATACTGTCATTAAAGCAATCAAAGTACATGAATAGTGGTAATGATAGTGCCGAGCAAGTCAAATATAATTTAAATCATGGTGATGAACCAGATATGGCACTACCAGGCAAGGAACCACCACTGAAACGTGGTCAATTTGTGCAGGATGGCGACCTATGGACACTGGATGGCATGTAAAACCCTCATAACTGTAGGGTCTTTACTTTAATTCGGCTTTGCGGTATAATTATTGTATATTAGGAGTGAAAAATGAGTGGTTCGATACGTGCTGGTGTTGGTTTCATGATGGTTTACGGTGCTGTAGGCACTATGGAAGTCGATCCTGCTGCATCCTTGGTGCAATTGACCCTAATCGCAGTGTGTGGACTTGCAATAATGCTGTCTGGTGTGCTTGCAATGAACAAAAATAGTTGATTTTTATTTGACTTTGATGTAGAATAACTGTGTTACTGGATGATGAGGATAGATTAATGTATACAGTGTTGTTTCCTAGTGGTAAAACCTTAGTATTCGGAATTAAGGCACTGGCAGAGACATATGCGACTGCTTATCGTGGTGTCCTGATCTCTAGAGAGACTGTGGAAACAGGAATAACCCCTAAGACTGTAGGGTGTTTACTTTAATTCGTCGATACTGTATAATAACTCTATTGTGATTATGAAAGAACTTGAAATGAACGTCTCTGTCTCCTTTGATTCCGCCTCTGGCAAATTTGTTGGCTCCCTGAATGGTAAAGTCGTGGTCCGCTCTGTGGGTCGTGCATACGTGGAACGTCGTCTCGAAGAGATGGCTGGTTCCAAAATCAACTTTATTGCTGCTGACAAAGCATCTGCTAAAAAGTCTGCTGATCGTGAAGCAAAGTTTGGCATCAATGCTCGCTTTGGTTTCGTAGAAAAGCTGGTGTCCATGGTGGCATCCTCTGTTCAGCCTTCTGCTGTGATCACTGGCGAAGGTGGTCTCGGCAAGACATTCACTGTGATTAAGACCTTGGAAGCCAATGGTTTTAAGGACATCTCTGACTTGGGTGATTTTGCTGTTGGCGAAAAGATCAATGCTAGCAAGTGCTTTACTATGGTCAAAGGTTACTCTACTGCCAAGGGTTTGTATCGTACCCTGTTTGAGAACCAAAAGTCTATCATCGTGTTTGACGACTGCGATGCTGTGTTGAAGGATGCTGTTGCACTGAACCTGCTCAAAGGTGCTCTTGACTCCTATGGTAAGCGTATCATCTCCTGGAATGCAGACATGAAAGACGAAGATCTGCCACGTTCCTTCTCCTTCGAAGGTCGTGTTATCTTTATCTCCAACATGGATCAGGACAAGATCGACCAAGCTATCCGTAGTCGTTCCATGATGATCGACTTGTCCATGACCTTGGACCAAAAGATCGATCGTATGGAGTACATTGCAAAGAGCGATGAGTTCCTGCCTGAGTACGATGCTGCTGTTAAGACAGATGCCTTGTCCTTGATTCGTGAACTCAAGAGTGATTGCAAAGAAATCTCCTTGCGCACCTTGATTGCTGTTAGCAAGATCCGTGCCTCTAACAAGGACTGGAAAGACTTGGCTACTTACATGTTGACTGCTTAAGGAACACATGCCTACTATTACTGGACTTACAAAGCGACAAGTTACACTCCTGGACACTATGTGGTCCATGGAGTCTACTGAGCAGTATGATGAGTGGAAGAGTACACAGGATGCAAGTGAGATTGCAACACTGGAACAACTGATGATGCTGAGTGTTGCAGAAGATGAGCCACTGTGCTTGCAAGATGCAACAAAAGTGTTGACTAATATTATGAAAATATAGTGTTTTAATTAGACTTAGCACTGCCGTTTTAATTCAACGGGACTCCTCCCTTAGCCTAATAACGACTTAAACCCCCACACACATTTATTCTCTCCTATGACTACATCATCCAACACCATGCAAGAGTATTTCGATTTCCTAGTTGAGCTCCGTGATTCAGGGGTAACTAATATGTGGGGCGCTGCTCCATTCCTGCATGCTGCATTCCCAGAGCTAACACTAAAAGAAGCAAGAGCCATACACATTGCATGGATAGAGTCCTTTTAATAGGGTTACACACTTTGGGTTCACTTTGTCCCAAAAATCGCCGCCGAAAAATTTTAACAGGTAGAGGGTTGCGACCCGATACCCTCTCTAGAAAAGGTTTATCATGACATATAACATTTGCAACGAATGCGAGACTGTGGCTCACTGTTTAAATCATGGGTGTATTCCCAAGGTAACACTGGAGCCTATAGAGGTTAAGCGTGTTACACACAAGGATATCCTGCGTAGTGCAGCTAGATCCTCTGGACTCGATGTCTATGGGCTAGGCTTAGATCGTGATATGTGGGAAGCAGCACTGGCTAGGTATACTGAGATTATTGTTCGGGAATGTATCGATGAATTGGATGGAAAAATATACAGGGCAAGCGACCATGAAGGTGATGAAACTTGGCCAGACCTCATATTGAAAGAACATTTTGGGATTGAAGAATGAACGAACGAATTAAACAACTCTGGGAAGATAGTGACGAAATCAAAGTTCGTTATCCTGAACAAGGAAGTCCAGTTAGTGTTTCAGAGCAGACACTAGAAAAGTTCGCCGAGTTGATTATGCGAGAATGTATCGCTCAATGTTGGGCAGTATCCGAATTAGAATCAAACGGGTATGTTGTCAGCGAGTGTTCTAAAAAGATTAGGAAACATTTCGGAGTTGAATAATGAATGAACGAATGAAAGAACTTTCAAATATTGCATACATGAACCACATGGAGAGGAATGAGGATTCCTCTTTTGGTCGCCGATACGATTATGATAAAGAGTTCGCCGAGTTAATTCTCAAAGAAACTATCTCCGTCCTACAAAAGCGATTCATGGGTGATTTGAACCGTGAGGACATGGAAGTCCGTAGGTGTATTGCAGACATACAAAAACATTTTGGAGTTGAAT